AGCGTTGGGGTCATATAGATTATGGCTCATAATATAATTACATCATCTGGTATTTTATAACCTAATTCTTTAATCTTAGCAGATATTTCTTTATAACTATTTGATTTATCAATTATTTTGATTATCTGGTTATGAAGTTTATCGTTAATATTTTCTGTTCTAATATAGTAAAATCCCGTATCATTTTTATCAAAATATTTAATTTCACAACCAGCCAAAACCGCTTCTTGAATTATTTCTTTATAAATAATTTCCCCCATATCAAATATTCTATCTTTTTTCTCTTTACTGTCAAGATGATTAACCAAATAATAACACAAGTTAAGTGCATCAATTTGTTTTTTAAAATCTTCTGCTTTCATTTTTACTCCTTATTTTTGTTTGAAATTAAAGCCTCTCACGAGTTTTCCCCGTGAGAGGCATATAGCTATTTAATCTCGTGAGGTTTATTCGGTTTCCACGCAATAATATAGGCATAAAAACCCCGTTCATAACCTATACATTTCCAGTCATAGGCATTTTCATCTTCATACCATAATTCTGGTTCTGAACTATAGATACATTCTATAGTGGCATCATCAGGCTGACGCTCTATGAACCTTTCAGCTTTTTCGCATAATTTAGACCAATTTCTGTTTCCTACAATCCTTTTGATTTCTTCTTTTGTTTTTTGCATTTTTGTCTCCTTTATTCTTTCTTTCTGCGGTTCTCTATCGGGAACCCAGTCCGTCCAGTGTTTATGCCCGCTGGAAGGCTATAGTTTAATTCTCTAAGTCTTTAGGAAAGTCAATTACCGCATATTCAAATAATTTTTCCCTTTTGGGGAAATAGTATTTCTCCAAGCGCACTTCCAGAATACCCTTCTCACCATCTTTCACCACGAGAAGATATGGAGTTCCCTCATATTCCCTATCAGCGCAATATTTCATATATGCACTGGAGGTAAACCTTATGTCTATATTTGGAAAGCGCTTCCTAAGTGAAGGCAAAGGATTAATTCCAATCCTATATGCAGACTTAATATAATCATTCAGGTCTTTTTGCGAAATTCCGAGAAGTTGCTTAATCGTCATTTCTAATCTCCTTAAGTATATTTTTTAATTTCAAGTTCCTTTTCAAAATCGCTCATTGCTTCCCATTCTTCATCTCTATCCCTTATTTTGAAATCCACATACCGCTCTTCTTCCTCTATATTTTCAATCTGGTTCCAGTCCAATTTTCCGATTATAAGAACATTTCTGAAAAGTTCAACAATATATTTTCTTGAAAATTCATCGCTAACTTTAGGATGAACTTGATATTTGATTTCAAGAGAAAAATTATATATGTCTTTCCAAGAACAGACTTTAACTATTTTACAAGTTAAATCTGTTATATGTTTTACCCCTTCTTTTATGTTCGTGTAGAAGAAATCCCCTTCTCTGTCCCATTTCAAGATGGCATCGTAAAGTTCGGAATTAATATAATCATTATTGCGAAGGAATATTAAAAAATCATTAAAATACATTTTATTCTCCTTTTTCTTTTTAAATTAAAGCCCCTCACGAGTTTTTCCCGTGAGAGGCATATGTTCATTGATTTTCCTGCGCTCTCTCAAGCGCTTTGTCTGCTTCGTAAACTATTTCGTGCCAGATATTTTTCAGGTATTCCTTATCAGGCAAGTTTACTCTTGCAAGAAGAATTTGCCCGCAATCAAGATTGAATCTATCATTGCTGTAGATTGACCCGATTTCGGCTTTTTCTCTTTTAGGGTCATATGTGAGAATTGCGTCTGCACCTTCACCCCAATAGGGTTTCATTGCATCATAGAAATCGTCTGAGGATTGAATCCCCAGTTGCCCCAGAATTTCCTTGAATGTAATCGTTTTCATTTTTTTTTCTCCTTTTTAAATTGCCCGAGAGGAAATAAATCCCCTCGGGTTAATATTATTGTTCTTTTGTTGTATCCACTATTTCTACTTTTACATTTTCATCAATCAATCGGTAATCCCAAACACATAACCTGCATAAGTGATATACCTTTTTGCCTTTTTTTGCTTTGAAGGGTTGCAAATAATCCATTTCCCCGCATTCATCGCAGGGTCTCATTTTTTTGTTTGAATCCGAGTTAATCATTTTTGACCTCCCAGTCAAATTATTTTTTTTATCTTACTCATTCTGTAGATAAGATAAATCACCCTATTTATTTGTCAAGTAAAATCTGCAATTTTTTTCAATTTTTTTGATATTTTTTTTTACATTTTTTATAACTGCTTCCAGTAGATTTACTTACAGCTTTAAAATTTTTTAAATTTTTTTTAAAAAAATCTGTTTTCGCTTAATTTAGTGCTTTATTTTATCATTTTTTGTTTGGCTAAAGCGTTTTTTCTTGATTTAAATAATCAATATCTCATAAAAGTCCTAATAATAAGGCTATATGGCATTGTCTGCGAATTTACACGGTTATTTTATCGTTAAAAATTAATCAAAATCCTTTTCTTTGTAAAATTAATTTTTCTTCTTCACTTATATTATATATATATATATATTATATTATATATCTATTGAAATATCTTTCCATAAAGCTAAATACTGATTTTTTAATGCTTTACCCATATATAAAATATCATTTTTTATTATTAAATCGCTGTTATCTTATTATATATCAATTATTTAAATATGTTATGCTTTTTATTTTTTACGATTTTCAAAATTTCATATGCCTTTCTAATAAAGCATTCTGCTATTTTCCCTTTTGCAATTATTAAGCTTATATAAGGCAATAATAGATATATACCATAACTCATTTAAGTAATTGATAAATAAATAAATAACTCCGATTTGGCATTATGATAAAATGCCTTAGCATAGTATATTTAAATATATAAAATATAAGCACTTAGACTCTATTTAATTTTTTATTAATATTTACAATTTATTTTTAAATAAAACTTGACAAAATAAAAGGTTTAATTATTGTATCCTTATTAGGAGATTGAAATATGTATTACTTAAAATGCAAATATACTATTTCATCAGCTCATAGTCTTAATTTAGATTATGAATCGGCGTGTAAAAACTTGCACGGCCATAACTGGAAAATAACTGTATATTGCAAATCTGATAAATTGAATGAAGATGGAATGATTATAGATTTTAGAAAAATAAAAGGCATAATAGATACATTAGACCATCAGTTAATTAACAATTACATTAAACAGCCTACAGCAGAGAATATAGCTAAATGGCTGGCTGATAATATTCCTTTCTGCTATAAAATTGAAGTTAAAGAAACTGATAATAATAGCGTGGTATATGATAAAGATGTATAAGTATAAAATTAATGAAATATTTTACTCTATTCAAGGTGAAGGCTTTAATGTAGGCAGACCAGCAGTTTTTATTAGATTCTATGGCTGTAATTTAAAATGTCCCTTTTGTGATACTCCTAATCTTACTTTTAATGAAATGACTGTAGATGAAATTGAAGAAAGAATTAAACAAATAGTGCCTGATAATAAATATCCTATGATAGTGCTCACTGGAGGAGAGCCATTACTGCAATTAAATAATAATCATACTTTGATTGATAAATTAAGTAATTATGTAATAGCAATTGAAACTAATGGAACGATAGTGCCAAATTTTGAAGGGTTAAATTGGATAACAGTATCCCCTAAAGTTAATAGTATTTGTAAAATAAAAAAGGCTAATGAACTTAAACTATTAGTCAATAATGAAGGTATTATGCACTGTAAAAATCCCGGGGAATGTAAAGCGGATTATTACTATTTACAGCCTTGTATGATAAAATGTAATAATTATATGAGAACTCTTAGAAGATGTCTTGATTATATCTATGGATTTGAAAATGATTTATTCTATAATAATATTGAATGGAGGCTATCTTGCCAAATACAGAAATTTCTGAAATTGAGGTAAAAAATATAATATCCTCTCTGCTACAATATATTGGAGAAAATACTGAAAGAGAAGGTTTAAGAGAAACTCCTGAAAGAGTTTTAAAATCTTTAAAAGAATTATTTGGCGGTTATAAAGTAAATACAGCCGATATATTTAAAACATTTACTGAGGGTAATTGCCAAGAAATGGTGGTTTTAAAAAATATTGAATTTGTATCATTTTGCGAGCATCATCTTTTGCCTTTCTATGGAGAAATTAGTATAGGATATATACCTAATGGCAAAATTATCGGTATATCAAAATTAGCTCGCCTTGTAGAAATATTTTCTAAAAGATTACAAATTCAAGAAAATCTTACTAAACAAATAGCGGATGAAATAAATAATAAATTAGAACCTTTAGGAGTTATGGTTGTCTGTAAAGCTAAACATTTATGTATGATTGCTCGTGGTATAAAAAAACAAAATGCTGTTATGATTACCTCTGCTATAAGGGGAAGATTTAATGATAATAATGTAAGAGAAGAATTTTTAAAACTTATAGAATTATGAAGATATATTTTGCTTGCGATTATGAATTTGGGAATAATTTATATAAATATGGTGTGGATGCTATTTTACAAAGTTTCTACTATTTAAGAAATAATGAATTGCCTAAAGATAAATATAAATATTACCTAATAGATTCAGGAGGATTCTCTATTTTACATAAAGGAGCAAGAATTAATGTATATGATTATGCATATTTTTTGAATAAAAATAATATCAAAGTATGCTTTAATTTGGATACATTTAATATGGAAGAATCTATAAAAAATCAGAAAATATTAGAAAAAGAAACTAATTCTCATATCATTCCTGTATATCATTATTTTGATTATATAAATTCTAATACCAGAGGCATATTAAAAGAATGGATTGAAGAATATAAATATATAGGATTAGGCGGTATAAGCTCAGAAAAAAGTAAAAGGAAAAAAAATCTATTAAAATTTTTTGATTACTGTTATGGAGTAAACAACAATAAGGCATTATTTCACGGCTTTGGAATTACAAGTGATTATCTATTAGAGAGATACCCCTTTCTTTCAGTTGATTCTACCTCTTGGCAACGACCTATAAGATATTGTGAATCAAAAAAATATGGATATGGCTCAAAACTTAATAAATCAATAAGAATGAGAAAAAGAGGAGAAAGGATTGATTGCGATATTAAATGCTATTTATATAAAGAAACTATTTTTACTAAAATTTGGGAAGGAAGAGGAATAAAATATGATGAAAGACAATATCAATATGAATAATAAGGGTTTTATAGTTTTGCCAGTGGACAAATTAGTTAAGGCAGACTGGAACTATAAATTAAACGATGATTATTTACACGAGAAATTATTAAATAATTTTAAGAGAAACGGACAAATTGAAAATATAATTGTCCGTGAGTTAGATACCGAATTCTATGAAGTTGTAAATGGTAATCATAGATTAGATGTTATCAAAGAGTTAAATTTTGATAAAGTATATTGCTTTAATTTAGGTAAAATATCTACTCAACAAGCGCAAAGAATAGCTGTAGAAGTAAATGAGACCAGATTTAGAAACGATGAATATTCCTTAGCTAAAGTATTTCAAGATATACTGAATGAATATGATATGTCAGATTTAATGGAATCAATACCTTTTACTGAAAAAGAAATAGAAGACTATATCAATCTTACTAATTTGCCTATATATAATATTGAAGAACCCCAAAATAAAGAAGAAGATGAAGAAAATAAAGAATCTATAGTATGCCCTAAATGCGGATATGTATTTACTCCTTAAGGAAATTAAAATGATTAGAAAAGTTAAATCAGGTTATAAAGTAGTGGCAAGCTCGGGGCGTCCTATGGGAACTTACAAGTCTAAGAAACAAGCTAAGAAAAGACTTGCTCAAATTGAAATGTTTAAATCAATGAAAAAATCCGGTAAATATAAAAACCTTAAATAAATGGTATTTTTGACTTATTTATGGGTTATTTATTAATATTATGCCTAAAAAAAGAGGACGACCTCGCAAAACATTTAACCTTAATGAAGTAGAAATGCTCGGCTATTTTCACGCTACTTATGACACTATGGCAAGCTTTCTGGATTGCTCAGTTGATACCATAAGAAAAAATATGAATGATATTGATTCAGAATTTTACAAGGCATATAAAAAAGGGATAAATTCAATGAAAATGAAATTATCAGAAGCTCAATTAAATTCTGCTTTAAAAGATAAAAATGTAACTATGCAAATATGGTTAGGTAAAAATTATCTTGGTCAATCAGATAATCCTTTAGGAGAAGAAGAAGATAATGTTTCTATTTTATTTGAAGGATGGGACGATTAATGTCAGATAATAATAAAAGGCGTAAGATAATTTTATCACCGGATAATACATTAAAAGCGCAATATGAATTTGCCACTATACCTCCTAATGTATGTAGGCATCCTGCACTTATAGGCGGATATGGAAGCGGCAAAACTCGGTCTATACCTCTAAGATGGCTATCACTGATTGAATGGCGAGGTAAATATCAAAAAAAACCTTGTAGAATAATGATAGTGGAACCTACTTTTGAAATGATAAGGGATGTCCTAATACCGGCAATGAATAATTTTTTTGATGAGTTTGATATTAAACATACTTTGCAAAAATCATATAATTATTATACAATCCGCTATCGTAATATGGATTTTACAGCTCTAATGAGAAGCTTTTCTAAACCTTCTTCATTAACAGGTAAAAATTTAACAGACATAATAATTGATGAATTTGATAAAGAAAATAATCAACAGAATCAAGAATTTATTTGGAATGAATGCATAACAAGAGTAAGAGAAGCGGAATATGGCACTGTAGCTATCACTACTACTCCTGAAGGTCATAGATTCACTTATTCTCTTTATATGGAAAAAAATAGAGATAATCCTAATTTTAAAATAATAAAGGCAAAGACTACTGAAAATAAATTTTTACCTGCAGATTATATTCAGAATCTTTATGAGCAATATGATAGTCTTATGGTCCAAAGATACATTAATGGAGAGTTTGTCTCTATCAATGGACTGCAGGCTTATTATGCTTTTCAGCCACGCCATATATCGGAAGATGCTGTAGATGACCCTAAAAAACCTATCTGGATAGGGATAGATTTTAATGTGAATCCTATGGCCGCTGTTTTAATGCAACCGCAAGAAGATGGTTCAGTATCAATATTTGATGAATTTTTTATCCCTAATTCAAACACTTATAAACTCACTGAAGCTATCTTACATTTTTATTCTGGACGAATTATAAATGCCTGTCCCGATATGACTGGTATTGCACGCAAAACTTCTGCTGATTATTCAGATATTCAAATTTTGCAAAAAGCAGGTTTTAATATTTATGGTCAAGGAGTTATACCTGAGCGGACAAGATTAAATATTGTTAATAATTTATTTGATAAAGGTTTAGTGAAAATAAATCCTAAATGTAAAAATCTTATTCGTGGCTTAGAAACAGTTCAAGTTAATGATTATGGACAGATTGATAAAGCAGAATCAGGAAGAAAATGGACAGATATAACTGATGCAATGAGTTATGGATTAGTAAGATGCACCCATAAAACCCCTAAATGGACAGGATATTAAGGAGATTTAAATGACTGCAGAAGAAACAGTAAAAATCGCTAAAATAAAAGCTAAATGGAAAGAGGAACTCAATAGACGAGAAGAAGCACGGATGGCGATAGACTTCTATTTCAATCGTCAGCACGAAACACTGGAAAAAGATATTAATAATCGCTATCCGAAAGAGGATGAAGATATTCAGAGGTATAAGTTCACCGTGCCACTGACCCGCAATCTTATTAATCAATTAGCAATCACTTTCAAAGAATCACCCGTCATAAAAATGAACGAAGTATCGGATGCAGTGCAAGAAGCATTTCTTCAGTTCCTTGATGATATTGATTTATACAAGCTCCTGAAACAGATTGATGTCTTCACTGAACTTACGGGAAAAAGCGGTATCGTGCCACGCTGGGATGGGCAAAAAGTATGTCTGGATATTCTTACACCAGATAAATGCTATGTCATAGAAAATCCTGAAGTTCCTACAGAAGCGATAGAAGTAGGTTATCCCATCGGAATAACGAATGATTGGAGAATGGCGGAACCTATGAATGTATATGCTATCTGGACAGCAGATAGCTACAGAGAATCCGAAGTGAATCGTGATGGATTGGAAGTGAAAGTGCTGAAAAGAGATAGGAACCCATATGGAAAAATACCTATAGCGTGGTATGAGATAGTTATGCCATTGGATTCTTTCTGGACTGACGAAGGAAATCCGATAGTGGAATTGAATCGGCGAATCAATCTTCAGATGACGAATCTTGATATTGCGATGGATTATCAGTCTTTCTCTACACTTGTTACCACTGGTATGTCCGACACCACTGTAATTCCTATCGGCGTCACAAGGCGAATCAATATCCCTACGAATCCTATTTCAGGCGAATCTATGGGCTCAGCAAGCTATATCACTCCTGATGCGAAACTGCTGGAAGTCTGGAAAATAATTCAAGAATCAATCATATGGTATGCAGGCATTATGGGAATTTCAGTAGAAAGCATTAGCAGTGCGTCCAGCTTTTCTTCTGGATACCAGCTGAAATTAGCGAAGTCTGGAGTTTTAGAAAGAAACAAGAACAAACAGGATATATATCTGGAGTCAATCCGAGATACGATTAAGCTCGCTCTTCAGTGCGAGAAGATATACGGGAAGCAGAATTTCCCTGATGAACCTGACCTCACCATACGATATGGGGAAATTTCTATTGATTACTCACCGATGGAACTCCAGCAATTGATTTCTGCAAAACTTGCGAATGGAACGATAGATATTATCGGCGCTATAATGCTGGATAATCCCGATATGACTGAAGATGAAGCGATTGAATACTATAAGAAAATGAAAGCGAGAAAG